GACGGTAACGTCCGCCAGTTGTCGGCAAAACAGATCGAGGCGACCTTTGGAAGATACGGCAAGCTCAACCACGACCACGCCCAGAACAAAGACGTTCTCAAGTTGGTCAAGAACATCATCGACAGCGCTAACAACGAGGGCGCCACCGTCTCCCCGCCCCAAGTGGCCGAGTTCCTCACCGCCGCCGCAGAAGCCTACGTCAAGAACCCCATCATGGGTGACCAGAAGGCTCCGCCCCCAGCCAATGGCCAGGACCGCTCCACTATCGCCATCAACGCCACTGACGCCGTCGCAGCCGGCGCCAACCCCTCGGACTACGACACCGACTTGACCAAGTGGGAAGAGGACAATGGCGTTTCCCTCCCCCCCGGCTTCCGCGAACAGGCCACTCAGATGAGCTCTATCGCAGCTCAGAATAAGCAGCTCATCGATATGATCTCCAAGATGTCGGAGCAGCAGAACAACACGGCCGCCGCCACTTCCCAGGCCATGCAGACTGCCGACAACTCGCACATCGATGCCCTCCGTCAATCCGCCGCCAATAATCTGAACAAGTCCCAGACCACTTACGGCCTCTCGGACGACATGGAGTCTGCTTTCTTCGAGTTCGCCTACGAACGCGGCTACTCTTTCGAGGACTTCATTGACCCGGAGCTCACCGACAAGGTCGTCGGTGACTTCAAAGCTGTCCAGGGCACAGCCGAATTTGACCGCCTTAAATCCATGGCCACCAAGCGCCAAGCCTTCACGGGCGGAGTAGACGGTTCGCCTGGCTCCGGCACCAGTAAGACCGTGACCGCCGAGGAGTCCTTCTTCAACGAGATGGTCAATGGCGTTATGGACAAGCGCATCACCAACAACACTCTGGCTTAGGTCCCAGGAGAGGGGGTAGACAACTCTACCTCCTCTCCATACCCTCTCACTCACGACATTTATTCCACGCCGCAGTGAGCGCTTAGGCCCTCTTCTAGCCTGCCGCAGGGGATGCTCGTAGGACGAATGAGACTGACTTTTTGGGTGTGATGCTTTAGGCCACCCCAGCTTGCCGGTCTCCGAAATCCATTGATCGAACTGAACCTCTCGACTAGGAGATTTTGCTATGACTGCTATTGCAGGACTGCGCGGAACCGGCGAATTTTCGACGGACTTCCGCCCCACCAACTACCGCGAGCTGTTCACGCTTCTTGAGCCGAATGGCAGCGCCCCTCTTCAGGCCCTTCTGGCGATGACCTCTAGTCAGTCCACGAATGACCCGAAGTTCAACCATTTCCGCGACGAGCTCCCCGACCGGGTCGTCACGGTCAACAACAGCTCTGGCTACAACGCCACAGCCACCTCGTTGACCATTGACACCGACACGGACGTGCAGTTCATCGTTACCGATGTCACACTGGTCAACATGACCACTGGCGAAGTCATGCGGGCCACCGCCGACAGCTCGGGCACGACCCTCACGGTCTCCCGCAACGTCGGTGGCACCTCGTTTGTCATCGTTGACAACGATGTCCTGGCCGTCATCGGTTCGGCCAACGCGGAGGCGTCGAACTCACCGACTCCGGTGGCCTTCGACCCAACGACCGACTTCAACTACACGCAGATCTTCAAGACCGCTATCTCCCTGTCGCGGACCTTGCAGAACACCTTCCTGCGTACCGGCTCCAAAGAAACTGAGATGGTTACCAAGGCGCTGAAAATGCACATGGGTGACATCGAGCGGACCTTCTTCTGGGGCAAGCGTGCCATCGTTAATGGCTCGTCCTCGCAGCCTACCCGGTACACTGGCGGTCTGACGACTCAGATCACTGGCATCACCGACGTGGCCTCTGCCTTCGCCACCAACAATAAGATGACGGAGCCGGAGTTCGACCGCTTGCTGATTGAGACCATCTTCGCCAAGGGTTCCAAGGAGAAGGTCGTGTTCATCGGCGCCCGTGCCGCCTCGAACTTCATGCAGCTTGCCAAAAACCGCTGGCAGCCTGAGCAAGTAAGTGGCTCCTACGGTGTATCCATGGCCCGCTACAGCACCTTCGCTGGTGACCTGTTGATCCACCTGCATCCGATGTTCCGGCAAATCCCCGGTATGGACGATGCGATGATCTTCCTCGACATGCCGTACCTGAATTACCGCTACATGGAGGGTGGCGACACCCAGCTCCAGCGGGACATCCAGGCCAACGACTTCGATGGTGTCAAGCACCAGTACCTCAGCGAGTGTGGTCTGGAAATGACACAGGCCCAAGTCCACCACTACATCAAGAACTGGGTTGACGTCATCTAGGACGACCCCCCCCCGTCTTGATGCCCCAAACTACGGGAGTCGGCTAACGCCGGCTCCCGTTTTCTTTCACTCCAACCGGAGACCCCCATGAACAAGAAGAAGTCCTACTTCAAGGCACCAATCCTCGACAAACCACAGCCCGTTGAGATTGAAGAGGCGTCTGAGATGGCCAACGCCCTCGACGCGGAGGAGTCCACCCTGGCGGTCGCCGCAGCCAACAAGGGCTCAACCCTCTACGCCAGCCATGACCCCGAGCCCATCAAGTTCTCCATTATGGTCAGAAACGTGGTGATCGCCCCGACCCGTGACGCCAAGGGCGTGCGCCTCGTGTGGTCCGTACCCAACGAACTCGTCGAGCTCTTCGACATCCACACGCACATTAAATCCGGGCGTGTCATAAAGGTCTAATGCCATGCCCTCTCCAGTCCGCGACGCAGGGCCGACGTCTACCGATACGACGTCACCCAATTTCACTGATGGCCAAAAGAAGAGCCTCTACTCATCCCTTTCTCCGCACATCAGGGAGCCGTTCTCACCTCTCAGTGAGCTGGCCACCCGCGCCCTGCGTCGTTATGGAGATATGTCCCCTGGCACCGTCGACGGCGCCGTCATGGAGCTCCTCCTCGACTTCTCCCACGACATCATCGAGGACCTTCGCGCCCACCCCTACTTTACCAACCTGGACATCGACTACTACAAGCAGCAGGACGAGTGCCGTGAGATCCCCGACCCCATCGTCGTCACCGGCCTTCTGGCCTACTACGCTGAGCAGCAAGGCTCCAAGAAGGCCGAGATGCTCATGGCCAAGTACAGGCACACCATGAGCTCCATCCTCTACAACAGGAAGTACGGTCACGAGAAGATCGAGTTCCAGGCGGTCGACAAGACGGACCTCACAAAGGTCGAGCAAACCAACAAGGTCGACCCCTCAGAACAGTGGAAGTAGACCCCCATGACGTCGTCAATCATCTCCCCGTCGGGGGTTGCGGTCAAAGTGTTCCCCTATGAAGACTTCCAGGGCATTGACACCTCCCGCGACCGCGCCGCTCTCGACACGGGCGAGAAGCAACATCTCATCTCCATCGTCAATGGCTATGCCGACTGGCGCGGTGCCATCCTGCGAGACCCAGGCGCCATCAAGCGTGACTCCAGCAACTCCATCATCCAGCACGTCGACTTCTTTGGCCGCGACCTAGCCTGCTGGGCACAAAAGGACGGCGGCGGAGTATCCCTCGTCTCTGATCGCTTCTTCTCAATCGGCGCCGGCCACAAGAAAGATGAGATCTACCCCTCCAATGCTGTTGTCACCTCGACTGTCTTCAACCACAAGACCATCTTCGCCACTGGCGGAGAGCCCATGTACCAGTATGACGGCTCCACCTGGCAGGAGATCGTCAACACCAACCCAGCCACCCCCGCCTTTGTTGTGACCGTCCAGCAACGCCTGGCCACAGCCAACAGCGAGTCCACCGTCGTCGACATATCCCGTGTCGATGAGACCGTGTTCACGGCCGACGAGGACCCCGCATCCACCTCAGTAACCAGAGCGGGCAGCATTGACGTCAGGAACATAATCGGCACTGCCGACACGATTCAGGGTCTCGGCGCCTTTGAGCAGAACCGTATAGCTGTCTTCACCCGCGACCGCACACTCATCTACACCATTGACCCGGACCTCACTAAGTGGGTCATCGACGACAAGGCCAACGTCCGCTACGGCACCATCAGCCACAACACCATCGCCCAGGCCGGCTCCGACCTGATCTTCTGCTCCCGTAATGGCGTCTACTCAATCCGCCGCTCAGACACCAACGGTGTGACGCTTTTTTCCATCCCCATGTCCACCAAAGTCGATGTCCAGGTTGGTAAAGTAGGGGTGGGCGCGAAGGTCCTCGATGATGTCGTGGGAGAA